GATCCGTGTCTCGCGTGACACCTTCGGAAAATCGGCGATGACTGCGGATTGCCATTCCATGCCCCAGTTCTCAAGGTTGAATCGGTCTTTCATATCGTGACATGACACGCAGCATGGCACGGTTTCCGTTCCACCGCAATTCTTGGGAATGGGGAAATGATCCCCTACGCCGTTGCCTGACACAAGCGCGTCACAATAGAAACAGACCTGATGTTTTCGGTCACTCACTTGCCGTGCTCCTTGAAGCAGTCCCAGCCGAGATATTTCGCAAAGTCGCTTGGTGCAATACCGCCATTCACGAATATCTCATTGCAATACTTCCGCCTTGCATCGTCTCGCTCCCGCCTCGCCTCGTCGCGCTCGGCGCGGAGGCGTTCAATCTCTTGAGCGGCTTCGCGCAATATCTTCGGCTGCAAGATTGTCAAATAACCGTCCAAATCCGCGTCCGGTTGGCTGCATCCGCATGAGCAGCGAAAGTATGAACCTTTGTCGCGGAGCGGTTCGCCGCATTGCCATCCAAATCCTGGGATTTCACGCAGACGAGTCACGATATTGTGGTCATGCATTCGACTTTCCTTGATGAAATGATTGCTTGGCAGCGGCACGTTCAAAGTCCCAATACAGTTCGGCGTTGCATCGGTCGCATTCCTCGGGCTTGCCGTGGGAATGCGGAGGAAGCTCCTTCAGGGTTGATTTCACCCACTTGCCGTTGCGCCACAGCATGATGTCCTTCACTTGCCGTCCTTTTTGTCTTTCTGCGCAAGTCTTTGTGCCAGTTCTCGTTGTTGGCTTTCGGTCATGGCCGTGATGGCCGCAACGATCAACGCAACCATCGGGTCGGCACGTTCCGGCGCGGGTTGATCGAGGTAGAAGCGGCTCATTTCCCTTGCTCCCTGTCAAAGCAGTCCCATTCAAATTCCTTTGCCACTAGCATTGCCGCCTCTTCAAGCGATAATTCATCATGCTTCGGATTCGGACAAAAGTCGGTGAATCCACGGCAATACTGTCGCCTTGCCTCGTCGCGCTCCTTCAGCGCGGTTGCCACGCCGATACGGAGCAGCTCGATCTCGTCTGCCGCCTGCTGCATGAGTTGCGGCGCGTAGGCTTCGGGGTTGGAACGGATCACGGTCACGATGTCTTTCACTTGGATTTCTCCTGCAATTAGGTGCGTTCATCCCATCCATCGGAACACGCTTGATCGTATTCCAGGTGGTGAATTCTCTCTAGCATTGCTTCGGCGTGGTTCTGACTGTGGCGCGTGTGTCCCGTTTGTTTGAGTGCTTTTACACATGATGGTCCAAATGCTGCAAGCATCACCGCAAATCCGATCAGCCGTTTCTTGTTGTCCTTAAGAAAGTGGCACGGATCGCCCGTGATGTTGAAAGCGGATGGCACGCAAACGGCATCAGCTGCATTCCACAATTCGATAAAAGCCCGTGATCGACACATCGGAATCAAGATGATCCCGTTTCGATGTTCTATAAACTTGCGAATCCACGGCGTGGCGTTTGAGTACGGGGGATTGCACCAAACGCGACCATCCCACGGCTGCTCCAATCCGTTCTCCACAATCGAAAAATGACGAGTTGCCGGTATCCACGGAAGACCGCCAGCTGGCGCGCAAACATCAATATCGAATGTCAGTCCCAGACGCTCAAACAAACACGGCGGTGTGTAGACCTCATCGCTACCGTTGATTTCCATTTCCGGAATTGAATACAGATTCATTTGTGTTCCTCCATGTTGACTTGCACCGCGATCTTTCATCTCTGCCACCTTTCAAGTGCGGCCACGTTGAGTACGCCGGGGTCCACGAGGACGTACCCACGTGCGTGGTTAATGTCTGCGATCACTACCACCCCGTACACGGCCCTTGCGTGCGTCACCACGTAGGACACGGCACGCGGGGTCATCTTCCACCGCAGGGCAAGGTTCTGCCTGGTGGGGAATTCTCGTCGGTCGGTGATGAGGACAAGTTCCGACACGCGCGCAAACAGGTCGGCGGCGGTGTTGCGGGTTTTAGTGCGCTTGCGCCTCATGGGTTGGCCTCCCGTGCTTGCCTGTCCACGCAGCGCGGGCAGCGATCCCCGAGGGCGGTGCGGTCCCAGTTGCCCCGGTTGGGAGCGAATTCCTCGCAGATGACGCAATGCGCGATGCCGTACTGCTTCATCACCTTTGCGAGCAGGGCATCGAAACTTGCGACTTCTTTTGCCGACACCCACGGCCGGCTATGCGCTTTCCAATCGTGAAGGGCTTCGCAGACCTGGGCGGCTTCGTGGTTGGTAAGGATCATGGGTAGGAAAGGGGCGGTCGCATCGCCCCGGTTGTTTCAGGCGTTGTCCTGCTCGTTCTTCCAAATCTTGCCGCCATACTTGGCGTGCATGGTGGCGGCACGCTGTTCGGTGATGCCATACTCACCCCACATCGGGCCGCTCCAATTCCAATCTCGCGCCTCCGGGCCAAGCATGATGTTGGCGATCTGGCGGAAGGCGGTGAGTTGTGCATCGTTCATGGCTGTCTCCTCTCGTGTTTGTCTTGGCTTCGCAACGTGCGTTGCCTTGACATCACGAAAGATACCACCCCGTATATCACCGTCAAGGGGCTGTAGCAAGTATTTCCCCGGAATGTGGAATATTTCCATATTGGCCGCAGCGGGCCGCATTTGCCCTATACGCGGTCGGCGGGTTGGAATGGGCGCGGACCCGTCCGAACGGTCCGGACGCGACTGGGGGCAATCTAGGCGGCTTGCGGAGGCTCCCGGCCCGCCGGCGGCTCGGGAGGATCGGCTCGGACCCCGAAATCGACCGCCGTTGCCGCCCACACGACACGCGGCGTTCCCGGCCCAAGCCATTCCTGTTCGATCTGATCGGCCACGAAGCTGCGCGCATCGCGCGGGGCCATGCCGTCATTGTCGCGCAGCCTGGCGGCGATCATGTCGGCCGAATACACGGCGACCGGGATGCCGCGCTCCCCGCTACGCGGGTAGCATACGCCGAGCAGGCAGTCATCGAACCCGGCGAGGAGGATGGCCTGAGCGCGCCGCTTACCCATGATCGCAGTCTACCGAACGGGGTTTGCGCGGCAGTAATCGACCGCGACCGCTAGTACGCGCCGCGTCTCGCATCCCACGCCGATGCGTTGCTTCACGGCCTCGAGCTCGGCCGGCGTGGCGGTGGACAGCACCTCCTCCGCCCACCGTTCCCAATCCGCGATCTCATCCGGCGGGATCGGTTGGCAAGATTGCAGGGCTTCGCGGGTGCGGATTGTTTCCGTGCGGGCGTTGTCCTGCACTCGAGCGGCCCCGGTGATGCGGCCGTAGGCGCGGTTGATTGCCGGGATGTTCGGCCGGCTGCGTGACTGCATGGCATCTTCGCGGATGCAGTCGCGCAACTTGTCCTGGTGCAGCGACCCCCACCGCTCGTTGATGAGCGCACCCTGTTCCGGGGTTGGCTTCCATCGCGGCCACAGCGACCCCATCAGCTTCTTGTTGTCGTTCCACGTGATTGCTTCGTGCATGGCGTTGCTCCTCTCGTTGCGGTTCAGAACGGCACCCAGTTCGGATCATTCCTCTTGTTGAATTTCTCCCGCCGTAGGCGGCTCCCCCCCTTTGAAGGGGGGGCTATGGGGGGTTGGATATCTGTGGTTGTAGTTGTAGTTGTGATTGCCATTGCGTCCGCATTGGCCACCCCATTGGCGTTGCCATTGGCCACCCCATTCCTGCTTCCCCAACGGGCCTCCGCTCCGCGCTTTCCGGACTCGGATGCGGTGTTGTGCTTCTCTCGCGCCTTCACGCGCTCACGTTCCATGCGAGGGTGCGATAGGGTGGCCATTGGCGACCCCATTGGCGTGAAGCGGGAGCGGATGACCGCCCAGTCCGCTTCGGTCAACAGGCATCGGGTCAGAGCTGCACAGGCAGCATGATCGTCGGGAATGCCGCCGTTCGTCCATGCGTACATGAGGAGTTGCGTGTACGCCCATCCCTGCACCGGGGTCATCGTCGCCGTGCTGACGAGGAAGTCATTCGGGTACATCGGAAACCATGCGAGGTCTGCCATGTGCTGTCCATGCAATCACCAGGGCGGGATGGCGGAGCGGCTTGGCGGTACTACGCCATCCCGCGCCCGGTTGAGTTGGTGAGCGTGCTGCCAAGCCGCTCTTCGCCGCCCACAATGGGCCGCGCTGCCGACATGATACACACCGCGCCGCTTGACGCAACCCCCCAAGTGGGTATACTGCTCGCGTCCGGCATTTCCATTTGCGTGGCGGCTTCGGGTGTCCCTGGCCGGCCGGACTCTTTAACCCCCGGAAAGCACGGCGCGTTGATCGCAAGATCCGCGCCGTGTTTGTTTGTGGAGCGATTCCGCCACACATTGAAACAAGTATGGCGGGAACGATCCCGTAAGAAATGCTGACGGGTTTTTCTTTCCGCTGACAACGCGGCCGCAGCTCACCGAAACGCTTACGGCGTGATGAAACATTACAAGTGGGCAGCAGCGCGCTCGTTCCGCGCGCGCCCTGCCCCGGCGAGAGGCTGACAATTCGTTACCCCATCGGTGATATCAACGCGCGGCGTACCTTGCGGCCTTCTGGCGCGTCCCGAGCGAGAATAGGCCGTTGGCTTCCTTACGGCTGGCACTCGCACCTTCGCGGTTGCAGTATACGCGGGCGCGGTTATACTGATGCGTATGAACCCATACAAAATTGATCCACCGTTCTACATCTCGTTTAGTGGCGGCAGGACCAGCGGCTACTTGCTTCGTCAAGTGCTTGACGCTTGGGGCGGAACGCTTCCCGATGGAAGCCATGTTCTATTTGCAAACACGGGACGAGAACACGAAGCGACTTTGAAGTTTGTGCATGAGGTCGAAACGCGATGGTGTCCCGTGACATGGATTGAATATCGCCGAGAATCCCCAAAGTGGGCAAAGGTTGATTTTCAATCAGCAGATCGAACCGGGACACATTTCAAGGATCTCATCGTCAGCAAAAAGAGACTGCCAACACCGCCCGCACGATTCTGTACAAGCGATTTGAAAGTGAAGCCAATGGAAAAATATCTTCAATCTCTTGGGCTAAAAGAATTTGTGGCCGTGCTTGGAATTCGCGCCGATGAGCCACGACGAGTCAGCAGACTTCGCGGAATTACCGAGCGAGATATTTGCATTCCGCTTGCCGATGCCGGGGCAATCGAATCTGACGTATTGAAATTTTGGTCCGAATGCGATTTCGATTTGCCGTGGCCGCACGATCAAAAGTATTTCGGAAACTGCGATTTGTGCTTTCTGAAATCCATGCCACGGCTGCAAGGAGTTTTGGAGTCTCGCCCCGATCTTGCCGATTGGTGGATTGAAATGGAAGAAATGACCGGACAACGATTTCGATTTGATCGTCCGACCATTCGACAAATGCGAACGCAACTAACAATTCAGGGAAAGTTGTTTGGTTGCATGGTTGAAGATTCCATGCCTTGCGACTGTACCGAATGACGGATTACTCCTGAATCTTTCCATCCTGCACCCGGCGATACCCAAGCCGCCACAGCAGCCTAGAGATGTCGCGCGCGGTCGCGTCCACGGCCGTTTCGTCTAGCTCCGGTCGGATGGCGTGCAGGGCTTCGTGCAGCACGGTGTCCAGGCGGTCGGCCTCGCCTTGCCATGTGCCGATGCGGATGAGGCGACCGGAAGCCTTACCAGGGTCAACCATGTCGCCATAGTCGCGCATATTGGCGGCGAAGCGCAGCCGCCAGTATTTCCCACCGAGCCGGATACGCATCTGTCCTCCTAACACGGCTAGTTCCGCCAGTTTACGCCAATTTCCGTTCGGTTACTCGTTCGGTTACTCGTTCGGTTACTCGTCATTGCGCGTCCATCACATCCCACGCCATGCGCGGGTGACCGCGTGCCTTGCCGCCGTCCTTCGACGGTTCGACTTCCCATCGGATGAACAGGCGCACCCATTTGGCACGCAGCGGCGTTGGGCCTGGACCCTTCTCAACGATCCACCCGCCGGAACCGTCACCCCAGTCTTGCTTGTACGTGCCGCACCGCACGAAATCGCAATGGCGGTGCCGCACCTCGTACACGCCGTTGCGAGTCTCGAGGTACTCGCGGGCAATGCCCACAATGTTGGAATGATGATTGTGGCCGACCGCGATGCAGTCAACGCCCTCGAGCCACGAAAGCATTCGTCGGCTGTCTAGCACGCCCATCGACATGGGCGCGCCGCCGCCGGAGCCGTGGTGATATCGCATCGTCCATGTCAGCTTGCAATTGTTGACGGCCACGCGCACCTTTAGCCATCCGCCGTAGCCGCCTGCGCCCATCTGCGATTTCTGATTCATCGACTTAATCGCGCGAACGAGGTTCGTAGTCGGGCAGGTTTCGTGGTGCTTGAGCCACGCGCTATTCCCGGTGACGTACGCGATTCCGTCACGGCGAACAAAAAAGTTACCCGCGTGAGTCGTCAGGCAGTAGACAAACCCATCGTGCCGAGTGCGCGTGAATGACTTGCGCTGCGCGGTCATTACTGGTCGGCGCGTGACGTTCAGACGGTAGTAGCCGTCTTGTTCTTCGCCGCGTGGCTGCCAGGACAGCGATGCCCTGAACCCGTGCGTGACGCACGCAGCCTGGAGTTGCGACAGCATTTTGTGCGTGCCGTAGATCACCCTTGCCCATGATCCTTCTCGAGCGGGTCGACGCGAACCATCGCCGTCAATGTACGACTCAAGGAACACAGCGAACTGCTCGTCCGTGCATTCATGCACCCAATCCGGAATCGACTTATCGTGCTGACCGACGAGTTCGGCAAGCCATGGAGTCCTGCTGATTCGGAACACATGCTGCGGAAGCGCGCTCTTGATGATTACTCCGTCGAATCGGCCAGGGCGAACCTTTTCATCCCATTCGATGTTGAGCCGTCCGAGGATCGCTTTGATTTCATCGATGCCCTTCTGCTTGGATTGATACACGTACACAGAGGCTGTATCGCTTTTGATATGTCCGTCCGTCAATACCCATGCAGCCAAGCGAATCTGGTCATCCGACCACTTGCAGCCAGTTGCGCCAGACCGAGCCATCGCAGGTACGTGGACGACCGACATTCGTTCCGCGTCCTCTGCCAGCACATATGCGAGCTTTGCTCGTCGGCCATCACCGAATGCTCGATCCCAAAGGAAGTACGCCATTCGATGGTTTGGAGTAACCCGCATTGACATCCCACGCTGACGAACCTCAACCATTTCTCCCGAATACTCGTACCGATGCACCTTGATCGGCTTTGCCCATGTGGTCGTAAGTTCATGCGGGTGCATTGATGCCACTTCATCCTCGAGCGTGACATCCGCAATCGGAATCCATCCGCGACGAGTCAGCACCTCTGACGAATCATCAAGGCACTCATGGTTCCCCTGGCCAAGCACCGCCCACCATGGCGCGTACGGTGCGTAGCGTTCGGCTGCTTCGTCAATCACGCTGTCGAAGTACGCCGCCGCCAGTTGCGACGAACGGAGCTGCGACTTGCATTGCCGGCGGTCACTTGCGCCCTGCATCAAATCCAGGCAGTCCCCGAGGTCGCAGATGATCGCGTTGCGTTCGACCGCTTCGCGCAGGTGCTTCTCCTCGAGCGCGCGGTCGCATTTCTTGTTGTCGGAATGTGCATCGGAGCGCAGCAGCAGCCATTGCTCCCACTCCCGGAACGAAGCCCCCGCGCAGTCCACGATGTGGATGTTCTTCCCATGATGCGTGACTTGAAACGGCGGCGCGGCGGGTTTCTTTGCCATGCCTTCCCACCGTAGCGGTTCAGGGTGCAAAACCATCAAAGTGAAAAAAAGTGGAATTTCCGTGCAGGTACCTACTTGCGACAGCCGATACGCATCGGTATAACACCCTGCGCCGAGGAAGCACGTTGCGACCGAAGCACAGTCCATGAGGAGAGAACATGAAGATTCACCGCGACACCATCGAGAACCTGCTCAATCACTACCCCAGTCTCCGCAGCCGGCACGATGACGTTCTGCTCGCCTGCGCTCGGGAATTGAGCGACGAGGTGAGCCGCCGCGTCCTTTGCGCTCACGAAGCCCTCGGGAAGATCGACCCGGACAACGAACCCGCCTGGGAGGCAGCGCGCGAGGAACTGGACAACGCGGAAGCCGCGTTCCTCGAGCAGCACAGCGGCACGGAGATTTCCCTGTGAACGCGCGCCGTACCGACCCGTGGACGAGCCACGAAGCGGCGCGCGCATCACGGCCGACCGCGCAGACGCAGCGCGAAACCCTGCTGCGTGTCTACGAGCTGCACCCCGATGGCCTGACCGACGAGGAAGCCGCTGCGCTCGCCGGGGTAACGAACGGGGGATGGAAGCGGTGCAGCGAGTTGCGATCACTTGGATTGATTCAAGACACGGGCCGCGCTCGTGTCGGATCAAGCGGCCGCGCGTGCATCGTGTGCGCGATCCCGACCGCAACCACCCTCTTCCCGATCAAGGAGCGCATCCAATGGTGAACGATCACGCAAAGGGCATTTTTGTGGTGATGCACCGTCTGCGGCTTGAACCGCAAATGATGATCGACCCCGCCGCCGAATACGTTGCCGTTCACAAGGTGGAGGCGGTCATGCGCGCTCGATGGCAGCGCAGCACCGTTGAGCCACGCCTGTTGGACTGGACGCTTTCGCAGTTGTGGGTCGAAGGCAAACTGTGCGGCGTGCCTGAATCCGACTTCCCCGAGAACTTCCCATTTCAGGGCATCGTGAACGCCTGCACGATTAGCAGCCTCATGCGCCGCAAGCTTGAGGCAATGGGGCCGGGGGTGATGGCATGACACTCGAAAACCGTTGGAGCGAACCCGCCATTTCGGACGTTGAATGGCGCGCCGAATCCGCGCCGGCGTATGTCGATCTTGACATGGTGCAAAAGGCGTTGGCGTTGCCCGAGGACGCGAATGGACGGCCGGGTGTTGCGCTGCTTTGCTGCGATCCGGAAGCACGCGAGGACTTGCACCCAGGCCCGCCGTACCGCTACTGGGTGACGCGCGTCATTGCCCTTGACATTGACGAATCCAAGAGCCGCAACAACATCTTCTGCACCGTGCTGACATCGCACGGCGTTCGGCGTGACGATGACACCGCCGACCTAGTGCGGCTCGAATATCTCGCGGTGGTCGGTCGCTTCCTTTCGCGGGTACTGAAGGAGAGCGACAATGCCAATACCGCACATTGATACCGGAAAGAACATTTCCATCACGGTTGAGCCGTGGTCGGTGGTGACGCTGCGCGATGCCGAAGGACGCGACATCGCCAACATCTTCATCAACGACAAGCATCCGAGGCGGTCGCGCATGGTGTTTCAGGTGGCCGAAGCCATCAACGTCCGACGAGAAATGAAAGGCAACACCCATGAGGAAGATTGACGAAGCAGTCCGCCTTGCCATTATGCAAGACGCGCAATCAGGCATGAGGCAGAAGGACCTAGCAGCCAAGCATGGCGTTTCGCAAGGGTTTGTGAGCGGGTTGATTGGAACCCGGAAGCGCGTGTCGTTTGAGGTGGCGCGTCATATCATCGCATCGGTGGACAATGGAGCAACGATGGTCGATATGTCTGCGCTGTATCAATTAGACTATTCCACGGTGCAGAGCATTGTTCGGCGCAGGACAAAGATCGCCAAGAAGGCTTCGGAGTCAATCTATGGTGGCTGACGCAATCACCGACTGGCGCGCTCGAGCAATCGCGGCGGAAGCCTGTTGCGCGCGCATGGAGCTGCTCGTGTATGCGGAGCGGCCAAGCGTGGCAAACCCGAACGGCGTGACATGGCGCGACCGAGCCGCAAAGGCCGAGGAGGACGCGCGACTGTGCCGCAATGCATTGCCCGCGCACATTGCGCGGCTCCTCTACGAAGGCGAAGGGTGACACCATGCCGCGCCAGGAGGAGGACGAGGACATCGTGGACAGGATCAAGTGCAGCGCGACCACCGACCCGCTGACGATTGAGGCGATGCAGGAAGTCATCCGAATCCGGCGCGAGATGGCGCGGATCATCCGCACCACAAACGAAACGCAGCGGGAGCTTGATCTATGTCGAAGCCAACACGCGCAGCGGCGGTGATGTTCAGCGTGGCCGGCGAGGCCGCACCGCAGGGATCAAAGCGGGCATTCCGTACGCGCGGCGGTCGCATCGCGTTGGTTGAATCAAGCGCGAAGCTGAAGCCGTGGAGGATTACCGTGGCGAGTTCGGCGGTCGCCGCCGGCGCGACTGTCATGGATTGCTCGGTGGAGATGTTGGTGCAGTTCAGGTTCGTTCGGCCCCGCAGCCATTACACAAGCAAGGGCGCGCTGCGAACGGGTGCGCCGAGCCACCCCGGCAAGCCCGACCTGGACAAACTGGTTCGGGCCGTGGGGGATGCCTTGACCGGGATTTGTTACCGGGACGATGCTCAAATCGTGCGGTGGGATGCATCGAAGGTCTACGGGGAACAGGCAGGCGCAACCATCGCGCTTTACCCCGCTTGACTTTCCCATACGGGGCTGTATACTGTTCTGTCCCTGCACGTTGCAGGGACCGTGCGCGGCGTACCGCGCGTCTTGAGAGGAGACAAAATGAACGAACTGGCAAAGATGTCCCCTGCGGCTACGCAGCTCGACCCGATGACGGTCGCGCAGGTGTTCAAGGACTCGGGGATGTTCCCCGACATTCAGACGGTTGCCGCCGCGTGCGCGAAGATCATCATCGGTCGCGGCATGGGCCTGACCGACTTCGACGCGATGACTGGGTTGCACATCATCAAGGGAAAGGCCGTGTTGGCTTCCAACCTTATGGCTGCGGCGATCAAGCGCGCGGGCAAGTATGACTACCGTGCGACCGTCACCGACACGCTGTGCGAAATCACGTTCTTTGAGCGCAACGATGCGCGCGCCTGGGAGGAGATTGGGAGCAGTACCTTCACGATGGAGGATGCGCGCCGCGCGCAGCTCAACGGCGACAACTGGAGGAAATACCCGCGCAATATGCTCTTCGCGCGTTGCATCTCCAACGGCTACAAGGCCTTTTGCCCGGACGCGCTTGGCGCGGCCCCGGTCTACGTTGAGGCGCATGGCGAAATGGAAATCACGGAGGACGCACCCGCCGCGCCGGCGGCTGTCGCCGCCCTGCCCGCTCCGGCCCCGGAGAAGCCCCAGGACGCGCCTGCGAAGCGCAAGGCGGTCAAGACCGCCCCTGTCGTTGTGGACGCGCCTAAAGCCATTCCTGCCCCCGTGGAATCGAAGCCAGCCGCAACGGATGCCTATCCGGAGGAATACACAGGTGAATTCACGATTTTGCGCGTGGTGTGCCGGGATGGCAAGCCCTGCGCGGTGCAGGTGGACGGCGAACACGGCAAGGCGTGGATTGCCTTCCCCATCGCGGAATATGTGGAAATGGCCCGCAAAAAGGTGGATGAGAAGGTCCGCATGGAACTGATGCGCGTTGGTAACACTCTCACGATCATGCGGTGGATCGGCCCGATGGTTCCCGCCGTGGTTGAGTCGCAGCACATCCCATTCTGAAAGGAACCCCATGAGCCTGTACGCAATCAACGCAGAAATCGCATCCGTGTTGGATGCCATGCTCGAGGGCGGCGCAGACAGCCCCGAAGCGATGGAAGCCCTGAACCTGCACTTGGCCGGCCTGGACACGGCCCTTGAATCGAAGGCCGAGGATTACGCGGGACTCATCCGCGAACTGGAGCTGCGCGCCGAGGTCCGCAAGGCCGAAGCCATCCGCATCCGGCTGCTGTCCACGGTCGATGCCACGCTTGCCGAACGCCTGAAGGAACGCCTCAAGGCAGCGATGGAAAGCAGCGGCAAGATGAAGATTGAAACCGCCCGCTTCCGGCTGACGGTCGCCAACAACGGCGGCAAGCAGCCGCTTGAGGTGGACGAGGCGCAGATGGCTGCATGGGAACCGCCGTTCCGCAGGGTCATCACCGAGCCCAACCGCGAGGCCATCCGCATCGCGCTTGAGAACGGTGCGACCATCCCCGGCTGCACGCTCATGCCGCGAGGCACGAGCCTGCGGATCAAGTAGTACGCTCTTCGCTCTTCTCGCCCCCGTCTGCGACCGCAGGAAGTTGGTCAGCGGACGGGGGCTTTTCATTGCTACCAAACGGCACGAGGCGATTCAACGCCTCCTGTCGCTTGCGACACGGTTCGCAGGGCTTGATCCCGACCGCCTTCGTCGCGGCGGCAATGACATCGCCCAGTCCGCGCAGCTTTGCCGGCGCATCCTTCTTGCCACGCACGTTCAAATAGTCTTGCGTTGATCCAACCCGGATCATGTCGCTGTCACCGTTAGATCCCATCCTGCGCTCCTCAGACTTGTGATGTCATCGCAGTTGAATGACTGCGAATAGACAATCGGATCGTTTCCTGGATGACAGGGCAAATACCCATCGTAAGGTCCAAACCAATCGTAAGCCACCCCAAAGTCGTTGGCGGATTGACCGCTCATTACCGTATACGCGCCGGGTGACAGTTCGTAGTACGGAAGCTGCGTGGTAAAAATGTTCCGCTCAAGCGTGATGTTGATTTGCTGCGTGTGACTGTAGGTAATCGGAAGAATGTAACTTTTCAATGAAACGTCATACGGGTTGCTTGGATCGTCACCGCATCCTTGATCGTATCGAAGATAGACGTTTCCGGGTAGGGTGACGTTTGGAATGTACTCCGCAAAAATTTCCACCTTGCTACAAACGTACGCTGAACTGTCGCAATCGCATGTATCGCAACATCTCCATGTCACGGTAAAGGTGAGGTCGCCATCAACATAAACGTATGGGTACGTTCCTGCCCCACCGCATGGGTGCGTGATGGTGAACGATCCCGTGAGCGTGGCCCCGAAAGTCTGAAGCGTGGTGCTTTGCGCCACGGTGCGATAGTTGGACAGGTTGCATTGAGTGCATCCAGTCGCATCCAAGAAACTGGTTCTGCCAAGATTGACCGCTGTTGGAGCTCCCCAATCATTGCTCCAAACAGGTTCGGCCTTGCGCGAGAGTCCACCAACAATGGGACCGTAAGGGGTGCAGCCCGGAGGGTTGTAGCAAATCATCCGAGCTTGCGTTGTGTCATAGCAAAGCAACCACGGAACATCGGTGTATGAGATGACCGGACATCGCGCTCGAGGCGTGACGGTGTATGTGATTGTGAGGGTCTGTGCGGGTCTATCCGTCACAAACCCGCTGCACGAAGTTGCCTTCGTCGGTGCTGACGGGCAACAACACGCAATGGCCGTGATGCCGCTCATGCCACAATGATGATGGCAGCGATGAAGAACAGCAGGCGGCTCACTTGACGTACCCGCGCTTGGAAATGTAGACGCCGCAGCCCACGCCAACACAGAAGCAAACCGCCGCGAAGAACACCGAGCCGAGCCAAGAGCTGAAGTCTGCGATGATCATGTCTTTGCCTTTCGTCGTTCCTGGGCCGCGCGGAAAGCCGCGTCAAATTCCTTGTCCGAAGCACGCAACGCCGCCACCATTTCCCGTTCCCCTTCGGGACGGGTGGTATCTAGCATATCGACCGCCAGTTCGGCTTGGCTGACTTTCCGACGAGGAAGCCACCCAAGCAGGATTCGCAAGCTTGACAGCAACCCCGACTGCCACAGGATTAGCAGGACGGCCACCGCCACGGCGGCGATTGCCGCCCATGTGACCATCCCCACCCATGCCGGCGTTCGGTCCTGCGTCCCCGCCAAGTCCGTGTGAATTGTCGCGGCCATCGCGTCGATGTGTTCGGCACGCGAAACCACTTCCGGATCGTTGATGGCGTTTCCATGCTTGATAAGCACCTGGGCATCCGTGCGAATGGAATTGGCCGATTCAGCAATATGCTCGGTCGCGCTGCACCCGGCGATGGCAAGCAGCATCCCGACAAGCAACCACCACCACGCGCGCGTCATCGCTTTTCCATCTTCCCCACGCGATCCTCGAGCGCGCCCACGCGCACATTGATGACGCGGATTTCGGCATTCCCCTGATTTGCCGCTTCCTGCATCTTCTGCATTTCCGTAGCCATGCGTTCGATGGCACGGGTCTGCGCTTCGTCGCGTTCGCTGCGCTGCCCCGCATAAGAAACAGCAGTCAGCAACGCCCCGGCCATCATCACAAGTTGACCGAACTTGTACACCTTGTCGATGACTCGCGCGAGCTCGTGCGTCATTGTTCACCAGTAGGAAATGATGCAAGCGATGCCGCCGCCACCTGCGCCACCCGCGCCGCTCGCGGTGGAAGATGCGCCCGAACCGCCGCCACCTGCCCCATAGCCGCCTGCGCCGCCCGCTTGGGTTGTTGCTCCCGATACCGAAGGGCTTCCGCCGCCGCCCGTCCCGTATAGGCCGTAGTTAGCTCCGGCACCGCCAGTCCCATTTCCCGGTGTTCCGATTCCCAAATGCGTTCCCCCCGAACCGCCGTTGTACGGGGTAGTTCCGCTTGGCAATCCGCCGCCACCACCGCCGCCAGGCGCGCCCTTTGCATTTGCCGCCGTCACTCCGGTAGTTGATCCTCCCGCGCCGCCCGCGCCGCCGTCAAACGATGCTTGCCCAGCGTTGGTTCCGCTGCCAGCCGTGCCGGGAGAATTGCTGCCGCCGCCACCGCCGCCGCCACCTGCTGCGGAGCAATACGTGATCCCCGAATTGGTGACGGACGTTGTTCCGCCCGTCGATCCTGCATTGCCGTTATTAATCGCCGACACCCCTGCGCCGCCGGCACCGCTCGCGCCAATGGTGACCGTCAGCGTCGATGGCAGAGCTACATAGCGATAGCGCACCTCGCTAATTCCGCCGCCACCGCCGCCGCCGCCGCCTCCACGGTTTGCGCTTGAATGTGCATGGCCACTTCCGCCGCCACCACCCGCACCGATGCAGATGATCTCCACCCACTTGCAGCCGGCAGGTTTCGTCCACGTGCCGCTTGTGGTGAACAATTGGACATCCGTAGCGGGCTGCGATTGCCATTGCCCAACGCTTGACACGTAGATAAGCGCATCGCCGCCGTTCGGCGTTCCTGACTCAATTGCGATCCCGCGCAGTGCAATCACGCTTGGGCTTGGATACGTGCCGAAAAGGTCGCCACTTGCTGCGCCGCTCGGAGATCGAGAGTCAGACAGTCGCGTGTCGTTGCCAACACAAGCGGTAGAAGACGAGCTTCCAAAAGACACCGCTAGGGTGCGATCTGCGGACAGGTCGCCGCCGCCCGTCAGGCCAGTCCCGGCCGTGATATTGCGCGTAGTTGGTGCCTTGCCGTTGAGGGCAGTCTGCAATCCAGAGGTCTGTGAAATCGCAAGGCCCGCATCCGGAATTGCATCCGCACCGCCGTAGGAATGTGTGGACGCATGGGCGGTTGGCGTGCGCGCATTCGTCAAACGGCTATCGGTTGCCCCAACGAGCTGCGAGGCCGATCCACCGCCGGAGGTCGCAATGTCGGCGGTAATCGTGACATCCGCCGACAGGTTGCCGCCGCCAGTCAATCCCGTTCCGGCCAACACGCTGCGGCTCGTTCCAACCTTCCCGGCAATGTCGCTCGTCAAGTTCAGGATTTGCGACTGCGCTAGGCCGCCGGCGGGGATCGGGTCGCTGCCCGCCGTGCCGTGGGTACTGGCGTGCGTGGTCGGGGTACGGGCATTTGACAGGCGACTATCCGTGGCCTGGGTGATCTTGCCCGCCGTTGCCACGCCATCGGCCGCGAAATCGGCAGCGATGGTTCCTGAGGAAGTGATCGTCCCGCCCGTCAGTCCCGTGCCAGCCGTGATGCTCACGACCGCGCCGGCGGAAACAGTCACGCCGGAATCAACCACCGAGATGGATACTTGGTCGGCCATTAGACGGACCCCGCGTAGATGTTGACCTGTGCCGAACCAAGTGAAATCAATCGCTTGACCACGCTGCTGGGGAACAGGATGTCAAGGTCATACAGCGCGTTGCCGCACGGGAACGCGTTGGTGATGGTTGAAGGAATCTTGATAGTTGCAACGGTTTTTGCGCCGTTCAGCGTGATGTAGTTGGACGTATTGGCGGTCAAAAAGGCCGTTTCGCCCGCTCGAGCCACGCGGAGCCGCCAATCGCTCGCCGTTGATAGCGCGGGATAGGTCGCAGGCCAATCGCTGACCGTTACCACCGCCTGAAATTCCGCGCCCTGCTCAAAGATGATGTTCCAAACCGTGCTGCTGGCCATTGTTGCTCCAGTTTACCCGCCCGAACACGTAACCTTGACTGCATTCGGCATCGAGAACCAGTATCGCGGCACCGAAGGCAGACCGCTTGATTGCGAAGTATTGAACTGCTCCACCATTTCCACGATGGTGTCATTGCGAATCGGCTGCGCCGTAATGACTTGCCCGCCCGTATAGTCGGACTGATAGATGCCGGGTGCAACGATGTTGCCGCTGTTGCCCGAGGACACGAACACGTTCCCGTTCTCGGCCATGTTGCGCGCGTTCGTTGTTCCCGTCCGCGCATATGCACCGATGGTCACGGCAGGGGCGGCGGTTCCGGGCGCGCCAGGCTCAACCTCCACCCACGAATACATCCACTTCCAATTGGAAATCAATTCGCTTGCCGTGATCTTTGCCGGGAACACACGGGTATTTGGCGGCGGAACGTCGATGACGGTCGCGCCTACGCAGTTTCGATATGCCTGCGCCTTGCCCTTTGCCGTGACGAGCTGACCGGGATCGGTTTCGGCGCAGCCCTGCAATCCGAAGATCCAATCGTCCTCCCGCGCTTCGCTGATAGTGAACGGGGCCATGTCGCCGTCCACTTCCGCAAGTCGATACGACACGTTCCCAATCTGCCCGATGTTGCTCGAGAGGTCCGACAACCACGGAATCCATCCGGCCCAAACAGTTCGTCCAAAGGGGATATTGCTGTACCGCGATGCGTAATCGTTGCGGATGACCGTGGACATCGCCGTGGGGTTCCACCCTGGCGATGCCGTCAGCACCGCTCCAGAGGCATCCACAGTCACCACCGAGGAGTCCGTGATGTATCCGGCACCAATGTCGTTGGGGGCGCGCACCCACGTAGGCGACGATCCCGCCGCGTAAATTTGCTTCTGCGTGAAATTCTGCTGCGTGGAAGGCGTGTTTGCCGTGTTGCAGTTGTCGTAGACCGTCAGCCCCTCAACCGACCGTTGCGGCATGATGACGGAGCAGGACTGGGGCGCACGCGCCTGATATCCGCTTGCGTTCCACAAATTGACTAGCGTATCCGTTGAGGATGCCGCGCCGTTGACGGGCTGCATACCGCCGCGATAGGCGGTCTTATACAGCACCATCTTGGCGTTGTACTGCGCCTTGAGCGTGCTACGCGAAATGAATCCCGTTCCGTTGCCCGTGGTCACGATGATTTGCGTGTTCGCCACGGCAATGGCATCGAGTAGCAAGGCTAGGCTGACGTTCGGGCTTCCAACGAGATCCGAAAGCCGGCGCAGGTATTCGGGTGATTGCGTGGTGAAGTTGCTCGGCGCGGTCAGATTGTCGCCGCTCGCCGCTGTCGAAATCAACGACAGGAGCTGCGAATAGGTAGTCATGTCGGCGGCATTCACCTGCCACCGTCCGTCCGATGACCACAGCGGCGTGAGGGCTTGATTGAGCTGCGCGGCGCTGCTGAACTTCCAGTACCAACGCTCATCTACCAATTCCACCAACGCCACGCCACCCTGATCGCCCCAAAAGAACGGCTGCGGCGGACGCGCATACAACGTTGCAAACGACACCGAGAGGCCGCTTGAATCCTCAAGCGTCAGGCTGACCGTGGTTGATCCGTAGAGTGTCGATATCGATGTCGATGGAATCAATACCGATGCGCTCGTGTGCCGCGTCATGCCGCACGGAACATCAATGCGGAACAGGTCCGATTCCGGAATGCCGATCTGCCGAGCCGTATCACGCATGGGCTGCGTGGGCAGCAAAACGGGAATGACCGTTGCGCCGGCGGTGATATATGCCTGAACGCTCATGCGTAATCCTGCGGCGTGCCGAGGTTGTAGGCCTGCGTACCCGTCGAATTGAGGACGGACACGGCAATGTTCTGCCCATCCGAGTCGCTGCGGAAGCCAAGCGCGGCTGGGGAAGTGACGTAGCCGCTCGAGGGCCACCATTGCCGGCGACCGCTGACGGTGGAGTAGCCGTTGCTCGTGGAGCTTCCGCCGTCGATAGACTTCAGCGTTCGCGTGTACACGCCGATGAACGTGCGCTGTCCGCCTGGGTCAATCTCGCCAAAGTTCACCTTCCAATCATCCTTCACGACAACAAACCCGGCCGGGATGGGACGGAAAATTCGCTGCGGCGGCGTGTTCACGCCCTTCACCGTGCTGACTTCCTCAAGCGTGACACTTGCCTTGCCCGCCTGGAATACGAAATCCGCGCCTTCGGTGTAGAGGGTCTGCAACCGATGCATCTTGGTATCGGTGTAGACGCTCGTAACGGTCTGCGCTTTCTCAACACCTGCGGGCTGACTGTTCGCGTTGTTGGTCGCCTGAAGAATGCCCTGAAACGGTCCCTGCGTCAGCGCATTGTTCGCCGAATCCATCGACGAGTCACCGCCTGTCATCACGATGGTCGGCGTGCCTGGTGAGCAGTAATCCGAGATAGCCGAGATTACGCGCGCCACGGGCAGCGTGTCAGCCACACCGGGGGTCTTTGCGGAAAGCTCGTTGTTGTACCAATGCGGAACGCCGGCAATGCCATTCGTGCTTGCGCCGCCGTATGCATCCGGGAACACGGGGCAAGATCGCGTAACCGTGAAATACTTGCCGATTAGGTTTGCAAGCGGGACGGGCGCATACGTTGCTCCCGCAGGCGGATCGCCCTGCCATGCGTAGCATCTCGCGGTGATTTCCATGCGGATCTTGGCGCGCGTCATCATCTCCTGTTCGGTGATGAGGATGCGGTCAAGCTGCGCGGATCGGAAAGGAATGCGGCTCTGCGCCAGTACCACCGCAGCCCAAATCATGTTTCGCGGGTCGGCGTTCCATGCTCCTTCAAGGTCGCAGTTAAATCGCAGCACGGCAAAGGACAGGTCGGAACGGCTGCGCTCGTACGTGAATTCGCAATTGCCCGTCAGCGCAGAGTCCGGAAGATTCATGCGTGCCTGGGTATCTACCACGGTGTAGATGAGCGAATTCCCGGTTTCGTTGTAGGCGAACGTCTGCGACTCGCGCCGCCACGACGAATCATCCGGCGGACGAACGGGCAGCAACGCCTTTCGGAACAGGTCGGCCCATGCGGACTTACCGTTGAGCTGGGTAGGCGATCCGTTCTGTGCATACGCAACATCGCTGTTCGCGCTTGACAGATCGACCACAATGCTGCCCGTCACCGAGCGCGTAATGTGTCCCACCGCATCAAGGGAAAACGTCTGCACCCAACGATGCGACACAATCGGGCAGGGATCGTAGACCGTCTGATTTCCAACGATGGTAAAGGTCACCATCGCCGCCTGCCGACCCGTGATTTCCGACACCGTGAACGACATCAACGGCCCGCGCAACGCGTCCGGTCCAGTCTGCTCATACAGCACTTCAGAACCACCACCGGACGTGACGCTGATGCTCACGCCATCGACTCGACCAGGTTCCTTTAAAGCAAGCGTATTGAGGGTCGAATATGTCGAAGTGCCGTAGGAAACCAATGCCGTCCCCGAAATGGTGGTTTCAAAACGGATGACCGTAAAACCGTCCTCCGCGTAGATCGGCTTTTGATCCCACGAAGTGACGTTGGCGTATGGCAGGGTATAGAAATCCTCCCCTACCGTGAACTGGACATAGGTGTTGCCGTTCGTTGACATTAGATGCCCTTCACGCCCATGAGGCGAAGATCCTGGAGGAACGGCTCATTGAGCGCGCCGTAGTCAATCTTCGGATCGGTGTTGCGCTTGATGGCACGAAGATCCTGACCAATCTGATAGAAGGTCTTGGATAGCGACATGGCCGACGATGAAAGCCACGCGGGAAGCCCAAGTTTGGATGATCCGTTGCTAATCATCTCAAAGAACTTGCCAAGACCGTCCGCATAGGTTGCCAGGTATTCAATCACCTTCGGAACGAAGCCCTTCACATATTCCAAGATGTCCGCGACAAACTTGGTGATGGGCTTGAGGAACACCGCGCCGATACCACCTGCTGCGGACTTCAGCTCCAACAACGAGCGATCAATTCGGCCGACTTCAAGCATCTGCCCGCCGATGGCACCGCCATACTGCATACCCAGTCGGAATTTCGTGTTAACCATCGCAATCTGATTCTGCATCTCAGCAAGCTGAATACCGGGGCTGAAGTCATGCAGATCGTTGGCGACTTCCATAACGAAGCGATTCAACGCCATCAACGCTTCGCCCACCTTGCCGACCACCTTCGCAAGCGCGGCAAACGCGCCGACCACCGCCGTGAAGGCCACCGCTGCCGTTGACGCGACTTCAGCAAGCGCGCCTACTTCCGCAATTGCTTCGGTTGCGCCGCCGCCTTCGCCTTCGGCCATGTTGGCAATGCCGCTAATGCCTTCAGCCTTTGCGCTTCCCTTCTCGTTGATGTCGATGACGATGCGGCCGAGGTCTTGCATGGCTTATCCGTTCTCAAAGGCGCAGACGAAGGTTTCCGTACCGCGCATCCATCCGACCAAATCTTCCGCCGGCTCAACCTGACCGCCATTGCGCCAGGTCAGCGGGATCGTCAGGATGCCGCCAAGATCGTTCCCGGTCAGCAGCGTGCGCAGACCGTCGATGAACGGCTCAATGCCGTTCTCTCCGGCGATGCGCTGCGTGGCGCGGTTGGTGGGATCGAGCAGCCCACGCCACCATACGATGATGTCGATCTTCGCTTCCTGAAGGGCCACACCGCTCCTCCAATGCAGCGCGGTATCGCCTCCTGGGATGATCTGTACCGCGTACTGGCTGATCGTTTCGTCGTTCGGACGCTCCGACAGGTACACGGCGTTGCCGTATCCGGAGTCATACATCCACGCCTGCACCTGCCCAATCAGCACGTTCCATACCGTAGCGTTTCCGGGATGCGCCATTAGCCCACCGCCTTTTGATGCTCGAGGTTCATGCGAATTCGGAATGCAAGGTCGGCATCACCCGTGGCAAGGCCGATGGCGTGTTGCGCCACTTCGCCCGCGCCGAACGCCATAGCAATGGCTCGAGCCTGCACGAGGCTCTGCCGCGCTTCGATCACGGGGATGTTCTGCGCTAGTCCCATTGCCGTTTCCGGGTCGAAATCGGTGGGAGGACGGCCGTACGTGGCAAGGAATACCGCCGCCTCCCGTGTCAGTTTCCCGCGTTCGTGACCGCCTTGCCGAGCCGCGCGAACACGGCAAACAGCACTTCGTCGGCGGCGTTTGCGGCCACTTCCGGCGTGCGCGACACGGCGCGGATGGACTCCGCGATGTCGGCCACAGTCGGCTGATTCTGCCCGGACTGGTTGCGCTTCTGAACCGCCGCGACGAGCTCGTTCCATTGAACGATCAGGCTTCCGCTCGGGACGGCAATGCGGAACAGCATCGGGTCATTATCTTCGGTCAGGTCAATCACGTGCTGCCCTTCGTGTACAGGAGGTTCGTGGTCGGGGTCGGGATGGCACGGAACGTCACGCCCAGGCGGCGTTCCACGTTGCCAAAGTTGCTTTGGTTGACGGCATCCCCGGTCAGATAGCAAGTACCAAACACAAATGAAGTCTTGCCCGCCACGGTCGGAACGATGCTCACGCCGAACGAGCCGCTGCCGTTGATGAGCAGCCGGCCAACCGTAGCAGTACCTTCTGCGCCGCGCTGACGAGCGAGGAGCGAAGTCCACACCGTTTCATCCCACTTGACCAGCGTTGCACTAATGACGGCCGTAGTGTTCGTGACCACCATTTCCTCGGGAGCAGCGCCCGAAGCAACGGTCTTGATCTCGTGGATGTTGTCCGTGAACGTCATCTGCGGCAGGTTGTCGTTGTCGGTATAACCGAGGATCGACGTAGTGCCGCCAATGTTGACGGAAATCGTGGTTGGGCCGGAAACGTAGATTGAGGTCGCCATCAGCTCTTTCCTTTCAGGATACGGGCAAGGCCTAGTCTAATCGACTTACCGATTTCGCCCCATTCATCGTTGGTTGGAATCATAAACGGCCGCTTTGGCACGGTCACGCCGCGCCACGCCATCGTGAAATCCTTGGCGCGCACAAGCCCTTCCTCGGTTGGGTTGCGGCCAGTCGCGTGCGTTCGCTTGCCCTTCTTGGTCAGCGGGATGAAATTCGGCCCTTGCGTTTCAAATCCGAGCTCGTGGAAGATCGCGTGCAGCGGGCCGTACATGATGATGGAAACGCCGTTGCCGCTCGTCTGTCCTTTCGCGTTCACCTCCCGCATCATCTGCCCCGTATCCCGCAAGGGCTTGCCCCCGGTGCGGTAGGACTCGCCCTGCACGAGATATTCCCGCTTCTTGGTCGGCTTCGAAACCGTCTTGCCATTGGCCAGTTTCCGATGCGTGATGACCACCACCTCGCGCGTGGCCTTGACGGTCGCCCCTTCGCGTGGCTTTGTCGTGGTCCAGTATTCGCCCTTGATTGCCGCAAGCGGCTCTAAAGCCGTTTCCCGGCCGTCCTCGCCCCGTCCCTTGCTAGCGGCAATGTGGGCCTTCGCGTACCGCCCAACGAGCTTGGCGATGCCGTCCACCACCGCCGGGTCACGCAGGGCCTTTGCGACTCGCTTGCCCCAGTCGCTTGCCATCATCCACCCCGGTAGATGTTGTTGGCGCGCGGCCTGAAGAACGCGCTGCTGCTCATGTTGTTGTACCAGGCGAGGTTGTTGATCGGCACCACGGCCACCTCAGCCACGCCGGCATCCGCCGCCTTTGAAACCGCCCCGAAGATCATCTTGCCGTCCCGCAAGGCCTCGAGCATGGCACGCGCCTGGGTCACGCGCGCCTCCACCGCCGGCGTGATCTTCATGGCGCGCCGCTGAAACAGCATTTCCGTGGCGATATCCACGGTCAGCATAATCAGAAGCCCATCGTTGTTCGTCGCAAGCGTGTTCAGGTCAGCATCGTTGTAGATGTTGCCGACACGCGCATAGGCCTGCACCACGCTGCTCGCGCGCTGAAGGATCGTGTCCGCAAGGCAATTCGCGCCGGGGTTGTTCGCACCCGTGTCGCTCGTCAGCTGCGCGATGATGTTGGCATCAAGCGCGGCCTGCATTTCGGAGAAGCTTGCATACTGCGGCATTCAGGCCTCCTAGCAACATGGGGGGCAGGGGCCGAAGCCGCCCGCCCCCCATGCCTTGAGGGAGTTGCGATTACACGCCAACGTTGTTGCAGTAAACGCCCGCCATCGGAGCGACAACGGCTGCAACGCTGTTGTCGATCACGCGGCCTTCGATGCGGCGGTTGTGCGGATCGTCCCAGTTCTCCACGGTCATGTCCTCGAAAGCGAAGATTTGAACCGTGCTGAACGAGGTCGCGCCTTCAACGCCGACCAGGCCACCCGGACGCGACAGGAAGGCAACCTTGCCATCGCCCCAGATGTAGGAGCGAGTTTCCGAACGGCTCGAGTTGTTCGCGCCGGACGGAATCACCTTCTGCGTGGTCACCTGCACCGAATCATCGACCACCACTCGCGCGCCGAACAGGTACGGAGGCAGGCCGTACTTGCTGAACACGTCCGAACCCTGAAGGAACGGAAGCGCGGCGGGGTAGTTCTTGACGTAATCACGAACTTCGCCGGACGAAGAAATCTGATTTGCAGTCGCGGGAGACATAACCATGCAAACGTCTTCCGGACGAACTGCACCTGCGGTCGCAAGCGCAATGATGCGGAAAGATTCCTGCACGGCCTTCTGAATGTAGTTCTGACTGGTGCTCGAGTACCAATTACCGCCACCCGTGAACGCGCTGCCGTTCGACTTGTAGCCACCGTACGAATAGAACGGGCTACTCGAGGTTTGCTGCGTCAGCAGCGCAGCAGCGCGCGCCGTGCGAGCCGTCATGGCGAGCTGAGCCTTGCTGCGCGCGTGAGCCGCAACAACGTCCCAAGCAGCCTGCTTCACCGTCTCGTTCGGGATGTAGAACGGGAAGGCGTACCGCTGCGTCTGATACGCGATGAAATCGGACTCATTCTCCTTGCCGAGAGGACGGCTGTTGCCAAGCGGCCAGTTGAATTCATTGCCCGACACGTATCGAACATTGTCATCCGGGTTCAGACGAAGGTAGTAACCCGTCATCTGATTGACGGGGACGATCTGCGCATACTGCGTGATCGCAAAAGTGTTGATCGCGCGGGTGAATTCAACCTGAAGCGCACCCGTAGCGATGGAATTGGTCGAGGGGACGTAGGTATTGAGTCCGCCTCCAGTTGCCGTAAATGCCATGATTCAGTCTCCTTGTGTTGGATGGCGGATTAGGACGCGGTTCCCTTGACGGAACCAAGACGGTAGGCCCAAAAGACCTGTCCCTGTGCCGTAGCGGGCTCAAGAGCAACGAACATCGGAATGGTTCCGGCTCCCGCGCCGACAGCCTTCGACACCGCGCCATTGACATCGGTGGTGTCCACAATCAGACCATCGCCGGCTGCAACGTTGGTACTACCAACGGCTGCGGCCGCGACAACCTGAACGGTCGGGGACGGCTGAAGGCTGATGGGATCGCCCGAGATGGCGTGATACGCCGAATCAAAGCGACGAGTCGAACCATCGGTAACGCCAACAACGAAATCGGCGTTGGCACTAGAGGCGGCACCAGTCCAGGCGGTGGTGCTCATCTTGACCACGCTGTACGGGTTAATGTTGCCGCCTGCAACGAGCTGGGGGGTGTAGTTAAACACTTGAGTGTCTCCTTACTTCTTGATGCGAGAGTTGATCGCGCGGGCAAATTCTTCGGGCTTGCCGGCGAACTGCTTGACGAGGGAACCGATGTCAGAGACATCGACGTTGCGCGGAAGAGCCGCGCGGCTCATGTCGATCTTGGTGCCGATGGGGTCACGAGCGAACAGGTCGCGCCAGGACTCCAACAGGCCAACGGCATCGCGGGAAGCCATGAGCGAAGCAACGAGGTTGTCGCGCTGCGCTTCGGGGATGCGGTAGCCCTCCTGCTCCATGATCTCGATTTCGCGCGCGAACTTCTCGCGCTTCATCTCGGCCTCGAGCCGGGACATACGCGCCTTGAGGCGGGCATTCTCGGAACGGATGGCGTAGGTCGAACGCTTGGAAGCAAGGATTTCTTCCTCCTCCTCGTCCTCGTCGCCGTCCATGTCGATGCTGTCCGGTGCGCCCTCGTGGCTGCCGATGTCGATGTGAACGCCATCTTCGGCCGCGTGCAGCTTGTGAACGCGCGCGCCGCCGGCATCCTCGTTCGTGCCTTCGTATTCGGCCTCGTAGGACGAACCCTTCTTGCCGGACTTCGCCTTCGCTTCTCCTTCGGCTTCCGCCTCGGCATCCGCCTCGTACTTGCCCTTCCAGTCATCGACGGGGGTAGCGTCGAACTTGGTCTTGATCGCCTCGCACATAGCCTCAAAGGAGCTCTTCATGGCCTCCATGTGCTTCGCAATCTCTTCGTGAGTAGCCATTTCGGCTTTCTCCTTTGTGGCGGTCGGCACATAAGTATTCAGTCCACCTCCGGTACCGACCATATCGAAGTTGGACTTTGAACAAGTGATCTTCTTGCCCTGGCGCGCGAAATGCGTATCAGGCAGGGGCCGGCGCGGCGTTTCGCGGCCAAGCAGGGCGACTTCGGACAGGTGATTGCTCTCCGACCAAATCTCCGCGCTGCGGCGCGGGAAAGCATTGGTCGCAATCAACTTGTCGAAAATCGGCTTGTTGATTTCCATGTCTCCCACAATGTACCCAACGCCATTGCGTTCTTCGTAATTGATTGCGGGAATTCGTCCTACCGCGCTCTTCGGCTCGTCACCCTTCTTCTCGTGCAGGATGACCACCTGCGGATACGAACCACGCGCCATATGCGCGCGCGTAGTGCGAACGATGTTCTTTAGCCGCTCGTTGTCGAACCGCTTCAGCTCGGGATCGTTCTCGCCGTCATCAATGGCTGGGTCGAACGCCATGAACAGTTCCACGCGGTGCAGCGTGGCCTTGTCCTCGGCTTCGGTCACCTCGTGGGATGGGTTGTCGGTTCGTTCGTTCATGGTCTTTGTCTCCTTGCGATCAAGCGCATTCACCTTTGAATCCGCCCAGGCCTTGCCGCTGTCGCCGCCCCACAGGAGCCACGCAACATGGCCGGCGGACGGGTATCCCTCCGATCCGGCCTCCCATCCCTTGCCCTTCTTGTCCACCTCGTGACGGGCAAAGAACGAATGCATCCGGCGCACGGTGTCCGGGGACAGGTTCTTGCGGTTCTTGATGTCCCGCGCTCGAGCAACGCCGACTTCCGTGCCGCCGCGTCCGTGCTTTTCGCGCAGCTCCAGGCCACGCGCAGCGTTGTGCGCCATCGCTTCGGTTGGCTTTAGGTCAATGTCATTCATGCAGACAACAATGCTCCAATGATGTTATTGCACATCAATGTATATCCATCGGTTGGATGCCACGATCCTGAGGATATAAGACCACCGGACAGATGCTGATAGAAGTCGCTACCAGTATTAGGCCAATTGCTAATACGCTGATAGTAAGGTTTTCCGACAGTTGAAAGTGAGCCAACGCCAGTCGCGCCAATTTCACCAGTTCCCATCAGCAGCTGGTTGTAATTGAGCAGCTTTTTGATGTCCACAATCGTCATGCTCGGATTTGCCAAAGCAAGTTGATTTGCCGCAGCGCGAACCGCAATCATGTTTCCGCTTGATCCGAGGGAACTGTTGTCCGCCGCGTCGATTTGATGACTTACCCACCCAACGCACGCCAAATCAGATGCCGGATATCCAAGTCCAATCCACGCTGCCGAATAGGTGTTCCAAATGTCTAATGCGGCCTGTGTCCATTTCGATGGAGTTTCCGGTTGGTTTGATGTAGTCGCATTGACGCCAAACTCAAACATAATCAAAACGCGTCCGGTTCCTCCAGCCACAATTTGACGTTCACGCATTTCTTGCAAATATGTCTGTAGAAGCGTTGTCGGAACATTGTTCTTGATTACAGACGCAATGGCATCGCTGCTGAATCCGCCAAGATATGCGTGCGAATGCACCGACCATCCCTTGGTTTTTCGGTAAAACGAACTGCTGTGCATTGCCAGCGGACCCTTGCACACATTACTTCCCGTGCCAACAAAAGACCACGTGCTCCGATATGATGTAGTTCCGCTGGTCGTGAAGGGAAGTTCCCACGCGGTGAATGAATATGCGGAACCCTGGCTGCTCTGAAATTGACGAGTGCCAAACATTTCCGTGCCGCTTCCATTAAACACCATTGGGCAAAAACCACCGCCGGATGCGGTGAATGTGCCATATCGCATTCGCAAATAAACCGTTTGGCCCGTAGCAGCAAGAGGATTGTTTGAATCCAGATACAGCCCGTAGGTTTGGTAATACTGCGCCGAACTTGATGCCAAATACGCCCAATTTTCTCGCGAGTCCGGCGATGATGAGCTGCTTCCGTATCTTGTCCAATTACCAGTCGGACTCCATACGCTGTATGAAGTCGATCCTCCCGATGTGTTTCCAGACTGAAGCGCACCCGTTGGCGCAAACAGATTGATCCCGCCCCTCCACATATCGGGAGCGTTGTCCGTGTTTCGGTTGGTCATTGCCCCTGCAATGGGGCTTCCATACATGGTATATCCACGGTCATTGAGCGTTTGAGACAAGCCGTTGTGATATCCCCACATACCATACAGGGAACTTCCGGTATTGCTGTCGCCAATGACAACGATGTCAAGCGAATTGTTTCCATTCGCCAAATCGCGCAACATCGCGGATGCGTTTCCGCTTCCATAGACAGCCGTGGACGATTTTACATCGGCAACATTGAACAGCGGCCTGGTTCTAATCGTCCGCATAATTGCCTTTCATCAAAGAATCGCCCACAGAATGCCCATTGTCACTCCGCTGCCCGTGGAAACCTTGAAATCCACGGTGACAAGCTGCGACCCGATTGCATCCACCACCACGGAAGCAAGTTCAGTCGAAGATATAGACAACGAAGCCGGCGAGAACACCAAAGCAGTTGGCTGTCCCGCATTTTGCGTCACGCCGCTGAAGAAGTTGCGCGAAGTGCCGTCAACTGTCCCGGTCGGGACCGTTCCCGTTGTAAAGGTCGGGCTGAAGTCGGCAAGCACGGTCGGCACGTACAGGAAGTTCGACGTGGCCGTCTGCCAATACTTGCGCCAGCCGACAAGCCGGAATCCAGGCGTACCGCTTGACTGCGAGGTGTACGGGGTGATATGGATGAGATTCGGATTGTCGGCCACGTTGTCCTGATAGACCAGGTTCGTGGTCGGCGCGGTCGTAGTCGGTGCCACGGCCGTGTAGGTCGTGTTCGACAAGCTGCCGATTTCCACCTTACCGTATCCGTCCTGCGTTGTGTTGATGACTGGCATTTAGATTTCTCCCTTGCGCTTCATCTCGAGCGCGATGGCGATGGCCTGGTTCTGCGGGTA